CACCAGTCGCACCTACACCAGTCGCACCAGTCGCACCTACACCCGTAGCACCAGTCGCACCAGTCGCACCAGTTGCACCCGTTGCTCCAACATCAACACCTTACTTCCCACCTCCATACTTCTCATCACTATGGGGCGGAGGACCTACAGCACCCGTAGCACCTGTTGCTCCTACACCAACCCCACCACCTTACTTCCCACCACCTTATTTCTCTGCTAACTGGGGTGGAGGACCTACACCTGTTGCTCCCGTAGCACCTACACCTACACCCGTAGCACCAGTCGCACCTACACCTACACCAGTTGCACCTGTAGCACCCGTTGCGCCAGTCGCACCTGTTGCTCCTGTTGCTCCAACATCAACACCTTACTTCCCACCACCTTATTTCTCTGCTAACTGGGGCGGAGGACCTACACCTACACCTGTTGCTCCCGTAGCACCTACACCTACGCCCGTTGCTCCCGTAGCACCTACACCTACACCCGTAGCACCAGTCGCACCTACACCTACACCTGTTGCACCTGTTGCACCAACAGCACCAAATCCATTTTTCCCACCATTCTTCCCACCAGCATTCCCGTTCTTCCCACCGTTCTTCCCACCATCATTCCCGTTCTTCCCACCAACATTTGGAGGACCAGCCCCTGTTGCTCCAACAGCACCACCATTCTTCCCACCTTACTTCCCACCACCATATTTCTCTGCTAACTGGGGTGGAAGAGTGAATCCAGATATTATTGATCAAACAAAAAATAAGGCATAAAATGAAAAAAGCATACATGCTAAATAATGTATTAGAAATTCATGAATTAAAAAATTTACAAAACTATGCATTGCACATGTGGGCAAATGATAAGAGCACGTATAGTGAAGCATTTGGAAGGCACCAATGGACAGTGTGGGGTGAAAATATTCCAGAACACATGAAGCCTTTACAAAGATTTCATGATATGCTTTTGCCACTTGCAAAAAAAGAATTTGAATCTGAAACTTTAAAACCATCTTGGTGTCTTTTAAGTATTTATGAAGGAGAAAAAGCAAATTTGTGGAAGCATGTAGATGATAATGCTTGTACATATCATATAAATCTTACAGTTTTTCATAAAACTGCCTGGGATTTTTATGTAGAAGGAGAAAAGTTTAGTCCACAAGAAAATGATGCAGTTATATCTTATGGAAATGATCAAGAGCATTGGAGAGAAGATTTTACAGATCCAGAGCATAACCTAGTTGTTAATGCATTTTTCTTTTATTGTGAACCAGATCATTGGTATTTTACAGAAGGCCCAAACTATTTATTTAATACAATTAGAAAAAAAGAAGATCCAAATAAAGACATTATGAGCATGTAAAATGAAAAAGATTTTTTTTCAACTTTATAACCCATGCGGATTATTTAATCAGGTAACAAGCATTGAGTTAGGAGTAGGATTGTCAACAATAACTGGAAGGCAAATGGTTTGGCACAATATAAACAATCCACCAGATGGAAACTATGGCCACAAAAGAGTTCCAATATATTCTGCAAATTATCAATTTAATAATAGAAGCGAAAAGGTTGATACAAATGTTTTTCCAAAAATAACAGATTTCCTTAATTGGAAAAATAAAGAAAATGAAATCTTTATTGATGATACTGTAGAGGTATTTTCTTCAGAAACTCAAAATATTAAAAATTTAATGACATATTATTATTCAAAAGAAGAAGATAGCGATTTTTCTGAAGGAAGAGAGTTGTTTAATCTTGACGAAAATAAAGACTGGGACATAAGGAAAACGCTTGGGTACTACAGTAGATTTTTTAATAATAGAACAAAAGATTTAGACTCTTCTCTTTCTTCTGTAAGATTTAAAGAGGAATATTATCAACTATCAGAAAATATTGCAAAATCACTTGGAGATTTTAATGGCGCACACTTAAGATTAGCAGACCATAAGCCAATGATCAATATATCTTCAAACTCTTTTAGCGAAGGTCTTTCAAGTTTAAATAAAGAAAGGTTAATTGTTTTATCAACAGATGAACCAAAAAGCGATGTCATAAAAAATTCTGATTATAGAGTTCTTTTGCTTGATAGATATATATTAAAAAATTTTTATAAAGAATTTAGAGATTTGCCTTTTAAAGAAGAAGTTTCTTTTGGAATAATAAATAATCTTGTTTTGCATCATAGTAAAGATTTTATTGGAACACCTGGAAGTACATATACAGGTTATATTCATAGGAATATAAATCAAAAAACAGAAATTGGGTTTAAATTGTTTGAAGAAAAAAATCATCAGCCAACTGGTAAATATTCTTGGAATGGTTATAATAATAAAGATAGTTTTACAAAGCAGTGGTGGAGAGAGTGGAAAGAGTCAAAATATGCATAGTCTAAATCATATTTTAGGAATTCACGGCCTAAAACCAAAAACAGTTTTACATGTTGGTGCACATATGGCACAAGAATTACAAATGTATAAAGATTTTGGTGCAGAATCTGGAGTTTTTATTGAGGCTGATCCAACAATATATCCTAGGCTCTCTGATTCTCTTATAGATGAAGAAAATTGGAATACAATCGAGGCTTTAATTTCAGATGTTGATGACATTGAAGTTGATTTTTGGATATCAGATAATGATAGAATGAGTTCTAGTTTATTAAAACCAGGTCTTCATCTAACAGAACATCCAAACGTTAGGTTTAGACCTATTCCAATAAAAATTAAAACAAAAACTCTAGACTCTTTAAATCTAGGAAAATTTGATCTTGTTGTTATGGATGTTCAGGGGGCAGAATTAAAAGTTTTAAAGGGTGGTGTAGAAACATTTAAAAATGCAGATGCTTTGTGGCTTGAAGTTGCACTTGGAGGACTCTATGAAGGTGACTGTAGCATTAATGATCTTGTAGAATTTTTATCTAAGTTTGATTTTTATCCAGCATATGTTTTAATTGGTAGTACACTATGGGGAGATGCATTTTTTGTTAAAAGGAATACATTAATATCAAGAAGATTGGAACAATAAAATGAAGACAGCATTAGTTTTAGGAGCAGGTGGTTTTATAGGAAGCCACATGGTAAAAAGATTAAAATCAGAAGGATATTGGGTTAGAGGTGTTGATTTAAAACATCCAGACTTTTCAAATACAGAAGCAGATGAGTTTATTGAAAGAGATTTGTCCGTGTATGAAAATGTTGAAAAAGTAATTCAATTTAAAGGATATCAAGGAAACTTTTATCACGAAGTTCCATATAAATCAATAACTTCTTTTGATGAAATATATCAATTTGCAGCCGATATGGGTGGCGCAGGATATATCTTCACTGGTTTAAATGATTCTCAGATTATGGAAAACTCTGCACTAATAAACCTTAATCTTTTAAGAGCACAGTCAAGATTAAACGCAAAATATGATATTAACAAAACAAAAATATTTTATTCAAGTTCTGCTTGTATGTATCCAGATTACAAACAGTTAGATGTTAACAATCCTGGACTTAAGGAGTCTGATGCATACCCTGCAGATCCTGACAGTGAGTATGGTTGGGAGAAACTGTTTAGTGAAAGAATGTTCTTGGCCTTTAATAGAAACAATAAGATTCCAGTAGCCATCGCCAGATATCATAATATTTATGGACCAGAAGGAACTTGGGATGGTGGAAAAGAAAAGGCACCTGCTGCGATGTGTCGAAAAGTTATACAAGCAGATGGCTTTATAGAAATTTGGGGGGATGGAGAACAAACTCGATCATTCCTATATATAGACGAATGCATAGAAGCAACAAGAAGGCTTATGCAGTCAGACTTTACGGGCCCAGTTAATATTGGGTCTGAAGAGATGGTTACAATTAATCAACTGGTAGACATTGCCTGCAGTATTGAGGGTAAAGTTTTAAGTAAGATGCATGTTCCTGGTCCTCTTGGAGTTAGAGGTAGAAATTCTAATAATGACTTAGTTAGGGAAAAGTTAAATTGGGATTACTCAATGTCTCTTAAAGATGGAATTCAAAAAACTTATAACTGGATACTTCAAGAAACAAAAAAGAACCCCTCCTAAGAGGGGTCCTAATTTGATATATTATTTAGGAAATTTACTCATCCACATTTTGGTCTTTGGGGTAATGCCCTTCCAAGAAGACCAATCATCTCCACCCTTTGTCATGTAGTATACAATTTCTGCATTCTTCACGGGATTGAATAATTCAGCATTAGAGTCCAAGTCAAACTTATCCCTACGATCAGGACCAAGTGTATCAATCATATTAATTTGGAACATTCCATAAGAGGAGTCCCCAGTCTTGTGGTTGCCATTAAATGCCAAAGGCCTACCATTAGATTCTTTCTTGGCAATGGCCCAAGCCACTACAAGATCTTGCCCCTTAAACCCTACAAGGGAAAGGAGTTGCTTTAGTTCAATATCGGTCAGAGATGTCTTATTCTCAAAACTCTCTAGCCTTTTTGCCTTAGAAACCAAAAAAACCTCTTTCGAGGCGGTTTCCGATGTTTGAGCCTGTTTCAGGCTAAGGTTGTTCTTAGTATCAAGATCTGAAATAGCATTAGCAGAGTTAGACATAACCGTTACTAATGCTACAATACTGAGTGTGCTAATGATCTCTTTGTTTCTTTCGATAAATTTAATCATAGTTTCCTCCTTAGAAAACAATAACACCTTGGT